GTATGACCAGTTCGTGATAATTTTTTAACTGGATGATTTGGATGAGTGACATACATGACATCTGCAGACTGTGCGAATTTAATGTCAAATAACTCTGCTTCTAAATATGGACTAGCAATTTCATATGCAGATCCACCAGATAAAATTTGTCCTTTGTCTTTATAAAAACGAATATACTGATCGCCAAATTCCAACACATAGGTTTGTGTTGTAGAAAATTCAAAAGGTATTAATCTTGTTTTTTTCGTGCTGTCTTTAACTTCATCTACAAATTGCGTTCCCACTCTTCGTGTCGCTGCACCTTGTGGATGCACTAAAAAATTTTCTAAAGTTTTACAAGCGGAACTATATTTATCAAAATCAGTACGACCATCTAGCTTTGGTGAAAACTCACCAGATACAAAGCTTGTTAATGCAAGTGTAGTTCTTGGCATTATAACCTCGCATCAGTAAATTCGTTGCTCTCAATCGTTCCTAAAGAATTTTCAGTAGCATCAATAAATCGTGCTTCTCGTAATCGTTCATCTGCAACTTCTTGGTAGTTTTTCGCAAGTGTTGCGTTATTAGTTACTGCATAAGCAATATCAGCTGCAAGACCAGCAGCAAGTGCTTCTTGTAAATACACATCAAATTCGTTTGGATCAGAAACAAGTGCGATATAGACTAAATAAACAGTTCCTTCGTTAGTCTTAATTTTTCTACCTTCGACCTGGTAATCAATATCACTTGCAATACTATCTGTTGCGCCAGTATGAATTTTTAATACTCTCAAACAATCCGATGGCAAAGTGTACGCATAACTATATTCGACAACTGGTGCGGTACTATCTTGTGCTAATTGAACTCGCTTGGTTAAACAGTTCCAGGCATGTGATCTAAAAATTCTATTGCGTACAGGTTCGTATCGTTGGTTACAAAGCCTGGCATTCTTACTATCATCGGTCAATGCACTAATGGTGCTAGCTCCTAATAAATTTAATGCACTATTACATATATCAACTACCGATGCCATTTTGTACCTCTATGCAACCGACCTTTAATTGTACGGTAATGTTTTGATTAATAAAAATATTCATAATGTTTTCTAAAACTATTTCTGACTGTGCTTTGCACTCTTCTCTTGTTTTGAACAATTGATCCTGTTTCTCAAATTCGTAACAATCTTCTAAAAATGGACTGCATAACAATCCTATAATCATAAAAGTTTTCATGATGTGTGAGAGGCTGGCGATTGCTCGCCAACCTCGTCAAAGGAATGATTAGTCCGCCACGTAGTGGATTACTAATTGGATCGTTCCTGTACCAGAAGCACCACCCATAGTTACTGTAACAGGTACACCGTCTTTATCTGCATCGGTTACTGAACCAGATCCAAGCGCAATCGTTGCGCAAACATCTGTTCTACCTGCAGAAGCAGTTGATGTAGCCGCTAAGTAAGCAGCAGCAGCTGCGGAAACTGTAGCTCCGTCAGCGTCTGTATGAGCAGCATATCCTACTGATAAAGTAGTTGATGCACCCAAAGCGTCATAAGCAAGATAACCATCGATTACTCTTGCTCCGTTTGGAAGATTGAACATTTCAATAACATCGCCTGATGCTAATGAAGATGCTTCGTAATCAGCGTAAGCAACTCTAACTTTGCCGCTTAGCTCATTCGTATCAATCTTTTCAGAAGGTACATTTTGTGACCACTTAGTTTTTTGTGTTGAATAAACAGTTGCCATAAAATTACGCCTCCACGCTTTCTATCGTTACAATTTTAGATTCTTCCATCCTAGTTGCACCGATTGATTGACAAACGTACACTTGTGTAGCGTAACCTTTGTCACTTCGCTCATCTATTCTAGTCATGATGTCTTGACCGATAGCCAATTTCACACCATCCATAGCAAAAGCTAAGTTCAATCGTTTGCTTCCAGTTTTGGATAATCTGTTAGAAACGATAAAGTTAAATCCAAGGAACGTGTTAATTTCACCATTTGCCAATGCTTTAACAGTATTGAAATCTGATGATGTAACTTGTGTTGTTCCTAACAAATCAGAAATTTGTTTTGGTCCAACTACAATGTATCTTGGAATTGATGGATCAACATTTCCGCTATCTAAGATTTCTTTAGTGTTTCTTAGTTTAGCAATAGTTAATCCGTCTGAGCCAGCTTCTGTAATTTTTTGTGCAGAAGGTAAAGCAGTAGCGGTGCTACCAGTTTCGCCTGTGTACGCAGTTCCAGAAACGGCTGTAATGATCTCATCGTCCATAGCTCTGCCTAATGCGTAAGCAGCTGCCATAGCGTATGAGCTTGTTGGATCGATCAAAGTACGAACTTTATCTTGATTGTCGATAAGGTCAGCGTACTCATAATCAACCAACGATACTCTTCTTCTAGCGTGTGGAGTGTCGATCTGCGGAGTATCAGCATGTCTTGTCAATCGTTTCTGTGCAGTTGCTACACCTACTTGATCGAAGAATGCGTTTTTACCCACAACAGTTTCAACATCAACAGCACCTCTTAGAAGAGAGCCTTTTTGTTGTGATAGCATTTGCACATTATTTGAATATTGCTGTACAAACGCTGTAGTAATAAATGATGACATTTATTGCTCCTTTGTTGTTGGTTAATGTTTAAAGATCGATTTGATTTTCCTCTGGCGAGGATCTCGTCTTTGCGTTTTAAGTCTGCAATTAGACTTTTTTCTTAGAGGTCTTGCAGGTGCAAGGTTTTCTCTTGGAAACTTGTTGAACCCAATCGAAATACTTTTGTGCTGTAGGCAACGGATCTTTACGCTCATTTTCTGGCGCAAACTCAGTTGCAAATCGTAAGCACTCTAAAGCTACTTCTTCTTGCGTAAAAGGTTCTTTAGCCATTGAGTTGCTCTCTCAATTTATATACTTCATCCACCGCTCTTTTGTGGTTCGGATGTGATTTCTGCCAGTACGCAGAACCTTCTTGAGTAAGCTCTTCAATTTGTTTTTGAATTTCGGAAGCAGTCATATATCCAATGCCATCGCCTTTAACAATTTCATCTTCGGATAACTTGTCTGCTAAATCAGAAAAAGCTTTAATGACACTTAGATTATCACCTAAACGTGAACCATCCTGGAGCAAAGTATTATTTAAAAATTCTTCGCCTAATGTCGAGGTTGCTAATCGTTTAGCTTGATCTAATCGCTTTGCATACTGTGGTCCAAATTGTTTTTTTAATTCAGCCTCGGTTTGCATTTGTGTCTGCTCTGCATTACTTTCCAAACTTTGCATTTGGTTCATGCTCATTTCATTATAAAATTTAATTAGACTTTCTGCTTGTTGTGGCAGCAAACCTAATTTATGTGCAGTCGCATTAAATGCTTTTAGTTGCTCAGGATGAATTTCCTCTTCTTTAAAAGAATATTTATATCCATCTGGAGTTTCTGGAGCGCCAAGTCGTTTAAACACTTCCTTCCAGTCCTCCTCTGTAGCATGCTTATTCGGAACAGGAATTTTATCTGCTCCCACTAATTTTTGTGCATGAAGATAACTTTTGACTAAGTCCTCCATGTTATTAAAATTTTGTAGAGATTTTTCTTCTCTAAAACTTTCAGGAATTAAATCTTTAAAATTAACTTCCTGGTTACTCACCTCAGCAGTTGCCTCAGTAGTTTCCTGAACAACAGCTGTCGGTTGCTCAGATTGCACCTCTGGTGCAGTTGTCTGATTATCCATATTTTACCTTTGGGTTATGATTTAGATTGTAAGATTGCTTTAATAAAAACATAGACAGATCGTTGTCCTTCTAAAAAAGCGCTCTCATGACTGTCACCTTTTTGATGAGTGGTAACAAACTCATGACATCTCTTACTGAGGTCATCTAAAACTCTTTTGCCTTCGGCAGTTTCAAAAATAATTTTATAATCTTTTTTTAACTGCTCAAATTCTTTATTGTTGTGCATTATCTTCCTGGATTACTTTAGCTAATGGAGCTGCGTTTTTGGCAACTTCACTTTCTTGCATTGCTTGTTGCATTTGCATCATTTGTTGTTGCTGTTGTTGTTTTTCTTCTCTAGCTTTGGCAACTTGCGCATCCGACTTAATTACTTTGGCAGGCAGACCTAATACTCGAATAATATTTTTTACTAATCCGTTTTCATCGATGTAATCCATTACAGGCAGCGCTTGCGATAAACCACCAAAGATTTCCATACCACGCATCAACGATTGTAATTCTTGACCACGTTGAGCAAGTGCCATTGGTGAAACATATTCAATCGATACTTCTTGATCGGCTAAAATTTCTGGAGCCATAGGAAAAAATTTATTTCGTAGCATAATATTAAATACACGAATAATAAGTGGCTCTAACATTTCAGATTGTAATCTTCCTAATACTGGACCAAGTATTCTCATCTTTTCTTCGTTACGCTGCATCACCTCGGTTGCGGTCATGTTTCTATTTTCGGTAACTAATAATTGATCGACATGAAACATTTTTGCAATCGCATCACGTCTTTGATTTTCTTGGTTTAAAGTAACAGATGTATTAGCGTTAATGTTTAATGGTTCAATTCGATCTCGAGATCCTGATCGATAATAATTTAAACTGCCTGGAGCCATTCGTATTGGCGACATCATACTATCATCTGGAACTAGCAATGGTGGATCTACTTGTTTAGCTGCTGCTTTTAATCCAACCTCAACCATTTTGTTTAATACCTTTACATCAGGTAAGGCATTCATTGATGGTGATCGTCCATAAATTTCTGTCGAAGCTTTTAAATATCTTGGCACCACGTAAGGCAGTTCTCTAAATCCACCTAACGATAAAATATGACCAGTTTTATTTTCAAAGTAAATACTTTGATATGGCATATTCTTTTTGTCTAATTTTCTTTGGTCGTACACTCCACGAGGTCGAACCACATGTACAATTTCTATTTCATCAAACGGTGCTTTTTTAAATGTAGTTAAAACATCACGTGATACTTTTTCTGCACCAAACTTTTCTACAACAGCAGAAGCTGCCATTTTAAATCGTCTAAAAATAGTATCGACTAAATTCTTTTTATTTTCTTGAATATAAATTTCTTTTATATGTCTAGCAGAGAAACGAATAATATCGTCCTCATCTTCTTCAATTAATAAACATGCTGTGCCGAATGCAATTAAATCGTGATAGCATTCAAATATTTCTTGTTGAAAATTTGATTTTGAAAAAGCAACATACATTCTGCTTTCAGCATCTTCTAACCATTCCTTTGCCTCATCGCTTTCGTTTAATTCTGTTTCTTTAAAACGTAAAGAAAACCAGCGATTGGCAGAGGAAGTAAGCATACCATGTAAAGAGGCTGCCAAAAGTTCTAGAGCGTGTATAGCCGTTGCATCATATATTTGCGTATTTCGTTTGTCGCCTCTTGCTCTCTCTTTGGTAATCTCTGCTTTCCTGGGTAGAATAACATCCGCAACTTCTTGCCAATGACTTTCCCAGTTTCGTCTTTTTTCCATTAGACGTGAAAGATGGTCTTTTAGCTCTTTAGCTAAAGTTCGTAATTCTTGATCTTGCATTTATTTTTTTTTCTTTTTTTTCCAACCACGCTTCATTGCTGAATATGCTTTTTTGGAAACAGTTGATTTAGATTTAGGTCTTGAAATGCCGAGGCGCTTTCTACGATTAATATTTCTTACTAAACTCATCCTAATAAACTTTTTTTACTTAATTGCGGAGTTGTATCTACGCCAGTAACAGAAGTTAAAATTGTACTTCTTCTACCTCTTCGTTTATTAGTAATTGCATTATCCATTTCAGCGGTGGTTGGTCCTGCTGGTGTATTTCCAGGCACAGGCGCATTTGTTTGAGCTGCTACTTTAGGCTGCTCTGCTGATTTTGGACTTGGTACTTTTTTTACGACACCCATACTAAGTGCTTTAGCAATCGGTTTTGCAAATC